TTTTTCGTATGCAGTTAGGTATTCGTTTGATGCTGTAAAATAGATATCTAATACATCACTAAGGAAGTCTTCTACGTTTTCAACCTTTACAGGTATGTCATTGTCGTCAATTAACACTACAGACTCCTGACCTGTTTGTACTAACATATTACAGAAGTTCATTAGGTCTTTGCTTACGGAGAATTGGCCACCGTTATGATAATGGATTGCACTTTCGTAAAACTTTTCTTTTAAGACTCTTTTTTGGTTGTTAAGAGTAGTCATGTAATTGGCAAATTCTAATGCCTTTTCAAGACGTTCATCCATACTTATTCTCCTTTAGTGTATTATACACTATTTAAAGAGAAAAAGCAAGCCTTAACTTAGATTTGAACTGCCGTTTGTGGAGTAATTTGGAGAAGCTACTTCTACTGCCGCCCCTGTTGGACGTAATTGTGTGATTGTACTGTTTAATACACCTTCTACGTTTTCGTCTGTATTTGGGTTACCTGTGTTATCATCGTTAAATGTAACTTTGAAACGTAAAACTGTACCACTTACTTTGGATCCTTCGATTTTGTAATCGTTTGCGGCATATAGCCCTGATCCTGTTTTTTCAAAAAGCTGTTGATAACTAGAATCTAAATCATGGTAACCAATTGCACTACCGCTACCTGAACCTGTTGCTGTAGTTGATGTATAGTTCATACTAACTGTACCCATGTTAACTAACATAGTCATCCAGTCAATTGTTTTACTACTTGATCCAACATATGTAATGTTAGAAGCAAAGCGAACAGTTCCGCCTGCATTAAAAAAGTGTCTTTGATGATTTGCATCTGCAAACGTTACATCAATAATATGTGAAATTGTACCGTTCCAGGAAGTAGTTCTAGTACCTGCAATGGCCGCTTCTGCTGTTGATTGGCTAATATGTGATACAAATTTATCATTCTCAAGTGTTGTAGCAAGATTTTCAAATTGTACAATACCTTTTTTGTTAATTGTATCACTATCTAACACAAGGTCAACATTTTGTGTAACAAGGTTAATCTCGGCTGGTGTTGTACCTGTTTGGTGAATACGTCCGTTTGCCATATCGCTGTATAATTGATTAATATCAATTGCTTGTACGTTATCAGAAACTCCAACTTGGGCACTACTTAAATTTTGACCGTATCCGTCATCACCTGACCCTACGCCCATCACAGTAGCAACTCGTGATTGTAAGCTGTTGTACCTTGCCGCTGTAATTATATCGCCGACTGCCATCTTATTCTACCTCTATACTTTTAGAATGACTTCAATTAAGCCTTCTTCGTTTGATTCTGGTTCCCAACTCTCTAAAGCAATACCTACTAAGAAGTGCCCTTCAGCTCTAATAGTATGTCCTACTCCCATTGAGTCAGCATAAATTGCTTCGCCTTTATTAATAATACCTGTTACTCTTACTGGAACACGCCCTTTAAGTGCAACTGCTTGGCCTTCTGCCTCGCTATTCATTAAGAACGCTGGTTTAGCACTAATTACACCTACTGGAATTTCAGTTGGTTCAATAGCTCTTACTTCTGCGTCTAAATCTTCGTCAAATTTTGGAACACTAACAATAGTTCCTGTTGGTAATTCTTCTGCTGTTTTGTAAATCTCAGCCAAGTCAGCGTATTCTGCTGAAGTTGCTGTACCTGTAAATTTGTTTGCTACTAAATTACCACTTGCATCTCTAACTGCTACTGTGTTATTAGTTGCCGCTGTATCTGCATTACGGTAGTTTGCGCCTACTTGCATTTTTTGTGCGTTTTCTGCTAATCCATAAAAGTTAGTGGCATGCATTTCACTGAATACTGCACCTGTTGCACCAATTGCATATGCGTTAGTAGAACCAGGCATAATACCTGTGTCTTGTATTGTTGCTACATGTTGCTCAACACCACCTACGTTATCAACTTTAAGTTTAATTTTAGTTCCAACGTCATTTTTAATAACGCCTTCGTTGTCATTTTCAACAAAGATTTTTAAATCACTTGAGTTACCAATTGAAATACCTGCATCTGCAAAACTAACAAGTGATGTAAATGATCCTGAACCTGCTAATGCAAAGTCAGTAGCACTATAGCCACCTAGTTTTAATGAGTTACTTGCTGTACCCCAGTAATAATCCTGTGTACTTGTAACACCGCCTGTTGCGTTTGTTGTATTTCTTAGTGTTAAACCTTTTTTAACAACATCAAATCCTGTAATAGCATTTGACGGATCTGTACTATCAATAGTAAATGTTGCACCTGAAATAATATAAATTGTTTCATCGTTAACAACAGCCTTAATAACTAATCTGTTTACGTTAGTTGTATCTCTAACGTTAGCTGAAACCATCTGTGTAACAGTTGTACCTGCACCTTGTGGTCCTATTAGTACATAACCTGTACCGCTATATGCGTATAATTGTTCGTTTGTTGAATCCCACCATAGGTCACCTGTTGCTAAACCTGCTGGTGCAGTTGCGGCAACTTCAGCACCGCCTGTAGTTCTAAACTTAGATCCATCATAAAATTTTAGCTTATTAGCCCCCGAGTCGTACCAAACCTGTCCTGAAATGGCTTTTGGAGGTTGGTTAGCACCACTAAAGTTTTCTAATAAGTGTAAAAAGTTCTCGTTCTGAATTTCACCGTAACCGGCGTAGTTTTTACCAACTAGTTTAATATCACTAGTTTGATCCACGGTTCCATCTTCAACAACTGTTAAAGTAGTTCCATTATATCTATCAATAGTATATGCCATTTCTTTTCCTCTATGTTACTATTTATCTCTTACCACAAGCCGCCGCTCGAACCAAGATCGTTATCAAATACCCATGCACCTGCGGCAACTCTAAAGCGTTTTAAACCACGTGATATAGTAACGTTAACACCACCTGATGCTGATGCAAACGCAACGTCTTGTACTACACTCTGATTTAACACACCGTTAGCATCTACTGCAACGTATGAGATGTTTTTAGCCGCGTCTACGTCAATACCTGTAACTGTTGCTCCTGCAATAGTTGAAGTAGCTATGTACGCATATGTTCCGGTTTTCTTATTACTTGCTGGATAAATGTCTTCAATGATCGTTGAAATGTTACTATTAGATAATCCAGTGATATCTAAACTCATTACAACTGGTTCTAAGTTAATCTGATCATCAACATAAAACTTAGTAGCGGCATCTGTATTAGTTGTTGGTTCCGCTAGTCCAGTAATTTTTTGGTTATTAGTAATTGTAATACTTCCAGTACTTTCTAGTTGTAATGGAGTACTAGTTGAAATCTTTGCACCTTGGATATTAGTTTGATCAACATTAAGCTGATTCAATGTACCAATGTCTGTAAGTCCAAGTGCTTGTGTTACTGTTGAACCTAATTCTGTTTTGTTTAATACGTTAACACCTTCAGCTTTGTACCACTTAGTTGCAACAACGTCAATGTTTTCACTTGATGTCCAAGCACCTGTAGCATTTCTCCAAACCCATTCTTTATCAAGGTCGCTGGATTTAAGAATAATTCCGCCAAAGTCTACGCCTGCATTATCTAATGATGTACTATCACTAGTAATACCTAATTCAATGTTTTTATCTTCAACTCTTAAATTTTGTGTTTCAATGTTAACAGCTGGTGATGTTAAAAATAAGTTACCGTCAACTCTCATATCACCACCAACATGTAATGTATGCTGTGGAGTATCTTTAAATATACCTAAGAATGATTCTGATGTGTCAATAGTTATTGCATCTACAAACCCTGTTGCTTTTCTAACTCTAATTTTATAATCATGATTTGATAATTGGTTTTCGTTAACAACGCTAGTTCCAACTACCTTTTGAATATTGTTTTGTGCAGTACCAATTGTAATACCACCACTGTTAGCAACTGTTACTGTTCCAGTTGTAACTGAGTTAGAGTCTGCTGATAAAAACTGCGAAGCACTTTTAGCTACGCCTGCATTATCAACTAGTGCCGCGGCACTATCTGCTGAGCCTCTAAATACAAAGTCTGAAACAGTTGAAATAATATTAAAACCTTTCTTAATACTAGCAAGTCCTGTAATGGCATATGCCGCCGCTGGAGTAAATTCATTGTTTGAAAATACACCTATTAGCGTTCCTCCTATTGAAAACTTTACAATAGTTTTGCTATTGTTTTGAGTATCTAATATTGTTAATGTTTCAAATCCTGACTTGCCTTGGTCACTTGTATAAATTGGACCTGCTAAGTTAAAGTTTGTACCATCATAAAAATGTAATTGTTTTGTTGCGTTGTTAATCCAAAGATCACCTGCAACTACACCTACACCTGGTTGTGAATTTTGTACAATAGGACCGCCACTAGTTCTAAAGTTTGTTCCGTCATAAACTTTAAGTCTTGATTCTGTACTATCAAACCATAGCTGACCTTTTAGTGGTAAGCTAGGAGCTGATGTGTTAGCAAAATTTTCTAATATCTTAATAAAGTTTTCGTTAATACTTTCACCAAATCCTGAATAGTTTTTACCTATTAAGGAAATGTCAGTACTTGTAGTATCTAAACTACCGTCGACTAAATCTACTAATAATGAGCCGTCCGTTTTATTTAATTTATAACTCACTATACTGCTCCCGTGTTTTGCCCAGCATATATGATCATGTTAATTGCCATATATGGATTCATAACGTCAATTGGTTGTCCAATTGTGCTATTTGTTAGTACACTACCTGATGATGGATATGCTTGTCCTGCTTGTGTTCCTGTTGGAGCATCATATTGTATACCTTGTGGATCGTTTGGTACACCTGTAATATCTCTAGTAGTATAGTACTGGTCTCCACTTGGTCCACGTAAATCATGTTCGTGTTCTGGTAAGTTAGTAAGTCCAATTGATTGTGTTTGTTGTCCTTCAACATTACCTAATGTATCTGCCGCCGCACTAGTTACACGGTTAGCACTTTCGCCGCCCATGTTATCTAAGCCTAGCATAAATCTACCACGCAAGTCTGGTAAGGCAAATTTACCTGCTGTTACAAGTGCTTGTGCTTTAAAGTTATATTCAATAACATTAAACAAATTTTGATATTCAGCAATAGTAACTTCTCTACCATCACATATTAACCAATCTGCTGGTAGTACACCTGCCGCAAAAGCAGTAATCATACCAACTGGTAATTGTGGAATAGCTTTAAACAAGTTAGTTCTTGATATTTTAAATACACCAGTGTCGCCAACGGGTCTATTAAACATATATTCATCTGTTGCTTCACTTAATGATTGTTCTGTTTTAGCCGCAATAAATGTGTTGTCAATTGATGTAGTAAAAGTTTTTACACTAGCATCTTGTCCGTCAAAGCTAAACTCAGGAGAACTAACATCGCCAACCATTCTAAATGTAGTTGCACTTGCTAGTTTATCAGTTGAACCTGATCTGCCACTAATTGATCCTGTTACGTTACCTGTTACGTTACCAATAAAGTTCTGCGAAAATACATTTAAGAACTGTTCGTTTTGAGTACCAATGTTTCTCGTTGTTGTAATGTTTGGAACAATATTACCTGTAGTTAATAATCCGCCAACGTTTGCATCGCTACCTACATATAATCTTTTAGCAATACCAACACCACCTTTAGCAATAATGCTACCTGTGTTTATAGTTGAACTGTCTGTTGTTCCGTTAACTAATACGCTACTGTCTGTTTGTATATTTCCAACTACGTCTAATGACTCAACTGGTGCTAAGTTATTAATACCAATTTTGCTTGTTGAATCAACACGTAAAACTGTAGTAGTTGTACCTTCATTGTTAACTCTAATATCAATGTTTGATCCACTTGTTTGGTGACCAATAATACCTGCTTGTCCTTCAATACCAATGTTCAATGCACTATCTGCACCTACTGTGATACCTGAATTGTTTTTAATTTTAACAGCAACTAGGCTGTTAGTTTCTTTGTCAGCTCTAAGGAAGTTTGCCGCTGGAACATTTTCTGATCCAATAACTAATGCTTCTGCTTTTTCTGCTGTACCTAAATATTTTGCAGTACCCGAACCAGTGATATCAAATGTACTTAAATTGTATCCTGGATTAATACGTGTAAAGCCTTGTATTGTAGTCTTTGGTGTAAATGCATCTGTTGCAATAATTGCAAGTGTTTTTGCTTTTACTTCAATAACTAAAACTGTGTACGTAACATTATCTGTACCAATAATAGTTGTAGGTTTAACACCTGTTGATAGTCCATCACTAAATGTTGGTCCAACTAATATCCAACCTGAACCTGTATACAAATATAATTGTTGGTTGTCTGTATCAACCCAAAGGTCACCTGTAACTGATTGGTTTGCTTCTGGTGCTGTTGTAGCTTTCTTTAATCCTGATGCACTAACCCAGTTAGTTCCATCATATAATTTTAACTGATCAACACCCGGTGTTGTATCATACCACAACTGTCCTTCTACTGGATTTGTTGGTGCTGTGTTAAAAGCAAAGTTTTCTAATAAGTGTAAGAAGTTTTCGGCAATAGCTGTACCGTAAGCAGTTGTATTTCTGCCTGGCAAGTCCAAGGACGTTTGTTGGTTAATAGTGTTGTCTTCAACAACAATAGTACCTTTTTGGGATAAGTCAGTATATTGTACAGTATATGCCATTTATTAAACCTCGTTAAAACCTGTTAAACTCTGTACTCTAACAGTATAATCAATTTGGATTAATCTGTTTAGTGATTTTTGTACAGGGTGGAAAATTACGTGTGTTAGCAATCTACCTGTTCCGCTAGTTGCATAACTTACAAGTCCTAACTCGTCAAACACATACAAACTATCGTTTGCTGTTGCGTTATCAAGAGCATCTTGCCCACTAGGCTCACCATAGTCTAACAAACAAGTTGCTACAATATCTGTGTAGTTTGTTCCGCTTACGTGTCTAGTTTCTAATTTGTTTCTAGTAGGATCAACGTTATTAACATTATTGTTGTCAATAACTTTAGCGTATGTTTGATTGTACAAACTAGCGTTAGTTCCTGTTGAGTTTGGTGACAAGTACGTAATAATACCCGTTGGGTCTACGTTAGTACCGCCATTACCAAATGCCATTTGG